AGTTTGATTGAGCAAACTCTTGCTAGAAGAACTTTTGACGAAAGTGGTGATTATGTTGTAAATAATTTCTCTGTGGATATCAGAGAATATGCACAAAAAGATAAAAATGGTGGTGTTTACAAAGTTGATGAGTTTGATCTATATAATGGATTAAGTGAGTCTGAAGCAAGTAGGAAAATGCTTGCTGGTATTGGACCAGGAAAAGCATATATCAGAGGATATGAAATTGTCAATAAAGAGACAAAATTCTTAGAAATTAGTAAAGCAAGAGAATCTCTTTCAAGTGATAATGTTACACTAAAAACTAAAGGACTTCCCACTTTTAATATTACCAATACATATGGAAGTGTCCCATTAAACAAAGAAGGTGGAGATCTCACTGCATATCCATATATTAATTTATTTGCTACTTATAATGATGGATCTATTGGTCTCAATGGATCAGAAGAATCTACGGACCATAGACAAACTTNAAATAAAAGAGGAACCACATTAACAAGTAATGATGGTATCAAAACAGTTACTATTAATGTAACAAATACAACCACCACATTAGCATCAATTACAGATGGTACATTTGCTAATATAGCAGATTTGTATTTTATCAAAACTAGAGATGATGCTGGCAATGCTCTTACAACAGGAACATTAAAGTCGTTATCTTTTGCTAAAGTAAACAAACCATTACTTAACTCCAATGAGTCTGTTCTTTTCTTGGAATTGACAGTAGTTGGAGAGAAAGAAGATATTGAATTGTTGATGCTGGAATACGATCCCGGCGATACCAACTATCAAAGAAATATATTTTTATCAGAAGCAGATGCTGCGACTGATAGTAATGAATTGGGATATATTATCGACTACAGTGAAACTATCACACCTTTAGTTGGTAGAGCAAAACCAAGCAACTATTTCCTAAAGAATAGAGGTCTTGGATTTAATTCGGACTCTGACATTATTTTATCTAAAGGAAGATTGGCAGCAGGTGGCGACACATACAATGCCATTTTTGGTCTTTCTTATTTTGATCCCGAATTTTACACAAAATTACTACTACAAACTGTCCCACAAAATAATAGTTTTGGAATTGGTAAGTATGTTGTTGGATTGACTAGTGGTGCTTATGGAGTTGTTGAAGGTGCACCTTCTGGAACATATTCTATTGGTAGTATTCTATTTGTAAAAACTCTTTCTGGCAAATTTGCTTCTGGAGAATCTATTAGAGATGAAGACGGAGTTACAAATAAAATTGCTAAAGATAACACAATTTCTAAATTTCTTGTAGTTAATCGTGGACTTGGATATGCTGATGGTTCTACTCTTGTTATCAATGGCGTAGAATACGATGCTGCAGCAGCAGAATTGATGCGTTTGACAAACGGTTCGTTCTACACAGTTCAAATTAATAACAAGTCTGCTTTATCTACGGAGTATTCCCAACCACCAGCAGTATCCATTAAGCAACCAGATGGAGCTGCTAATCCTAGCATTAGTGCTGTTATTTTACCTGTACTAACTAGAAATTCTGTAACAACTTACACACCACAAAATGTAAAATCTGTAACAGCACAATATGGATCTGGCAATGCCAATATCTTTACTGCAGATTTAGTTACAGATGATCAATCATATGCGGAAATTAAATCAGTCACTGATTTTACTTTCTTTGGTTCTAAAGGTTATAATTTTATAGAATCTACTAGTTTTAGTGCTGATGCTAGTATTTTGCTACAGCAAGGAGATGTTGTTCAGTTTTCAGATGAAAGCAACACACTAGTTCGTGCTGTTGTACAATATGCTACTCAAAGACAAGGATCTTCTAAGTCTAGAGTATACATGGATACTGTCCTTCCCGGTAATGTAACTAATACTAGTATTGTTAGATTGCGTCCTAGAGTAGATAATGCTAACTTAGGAACTTTATTATTCCCAACAGGAAGCAATCAGATTAAAAAAGTTTCTAATACACCAGAAGAAACAAATATCAAGTATTTTTTCCGTAGAGATTTTGTAACTACAGCATCTACGTCTGGTGGTACAATTACTTTTGCTGCTCAACTACCATTTGGTACACAAAGGTTTGCTACTTTTACCGAAGAAAATTATGTTATTACTGTATTAGATTCAGGTGATGCTCCAAATATCAGTAAGGGTGATATCATTTACGTTGATGTAGACTCTGTGGACATTAGTTCTGCTACTGATACAGCAAGTGGACTAACATCTGGCAGTATTAGTCTCAATCTACCAACATCATACTTTGGAACTATTCCAGTAAATGGTACATTCCCCAAGTTAAAACTATCTGCAACACTAGAAGTTTCCAATGCCAAACCTAGATTAAAAACTTCTATTGAAAACAGAAGAATTGTTGTCACTTCTTCTGGAGATCGTGTAATCCCATTTAGAGGAACTAATTACGATAGTGATGTTGTTGAAACTATTTCATATTCAGATGCTTATAAACTGAAATATGTCTATGAAGGTAGCGCAACACAACCACCAACTGTTGATACTTCAGGACAGTTAATTTCTGGAATAGATGTAACAGATAGATTTACATTTGATAATGGACAAAGAGATACCGTATATGATGTTTCTCGTATTGTATTAAAACCTGGAAAAGAACAAACTACAGGTCAACTTGTAATTGCTTTTGATTACTTTGAACAGTCTCAGGGAGACTTCTGTACAATTGATAGTTATATTCATGAAGCGGGTGTAACCGAAGACCTCATTCCCTCATTCAATTCTTCTGTCTATGGAATTGTAAATTTAAAAAATTTGTTAGACTTTAGACCTAAGGTTGATTCTGCATCAACTATCGCTGGTTTCCAAGATCAATCTTCATTGGCTGATAGTGTAGGTAAGTTTGCTGGAGTAGGATCTGTAATTGCTGCTACACCAGCTCCAGACCTTGGATTAGAATATACAATTTCGTTTAGTCAAGTACAATATCTTGATAGAATTGATGGAGTTTTCTTGAATAAAAATGGAAACTTTATTGTTAAGGAAGGAAACTCTTCATTAAATCCAACTAAACCAGATCCTATTGATGATGCGATTGCTTTATTCTATGCTTATATTCCTGCGTTTACTCAAACCAGCAAAGATGTAAGAATTACATCAGTCGATAATCGCCGTTACACGATGCGTGATATCGGCAAACTAGAGAANCGTATCGAACGTTTGGAGTATTACACTACACTCAGCATCCTAGAGCAACAAGCTTTAAACATGCAGATCAAAGACGAAATTGGTTTGGATAGATTTAAATCAGGTTTCTTAGTTGATAATTTTGAATCCCACAGATCTGGAAATCTAGTATCTCTTGATTACCAATGTGCAGTTGATTCTCAGCAATCAGTTTTGCGTCCCCAATCTAAAGAAGATTCTCTATTCTTAGAAGAACTTAATACTAGAGAAGATCAAAGATTTGTTTCTGGGTATAAAAAATCTGGCAATATTATCACTTTACCTTACACTAGTTTAGATCTACTAGGTAATAATTTTGCTTCAAAAACACTAAATCCAAATCCATTTGTTGTTCTACAATATGTTGGTGATGCTTCCATATCTCCAAGTATTGATCAATGGTATGATCAATCAGTAGAACCTCTTGTAGTAGATACGAATACTGATCTATATAAAATTTTTCTTGCCAAGCAAGATGTAAGAGAAAGTTTTTCAAGTTTACATAATTCTTTTATTATAAACTGGGTTGGATCTTCTCCATCATTCACATCTATCAATTCTCTGGGACAGATTAATTCCTTAGAATCTCAGTCTTCTGTAAGTAAGGCTTCTGTTTCAAGTTCATCAAACATCAGTCCACAAAATAATGATGTTGCTAAAGGAGTACAATCTTCTATCGTCAGAGGTAATTCTGTATCTACTTCACTACAATTCTTTGCTAGAAGTCAACCAGTTAAGTTTGTAATTAGTAGACTAAAACCAAATACTAATATTTCAGTTTTCTTAGAAGGTCGAGATATTAGTCGTTGGGTAAATCCCGATCTTAAATTTACTGGTGTTGCTGGTAATTCACTATCAGCTTTTAACGGCACTGTAACTACAGACAATGATGGCAACGCTAGTGGACTAATCTTATTACCTGCAGGTTTTGCTCCTAGACAAAATGCTACATGGGGTGGTGATGTTGATACTGTTGATTATGATACAGATTCTGAAGAAGTAAGAATTACATCTGGAGTTAAGACTTTCAGGTTTACTTCAAGCGATAGCGATGCTGATAAACTAACGGTATCTACTTACGCAGAAGTCAAATATTATGCTACTGGCATTTTACCAGAAAATCCTGTCAGTATTATCTCAACTAAACCATCTTTCTTTAAAGCAAATGAGGGCGTTCAATTTGTTGATAGTAATACAGACAATCCTGTAAGACCAAATCCACTTGCTCAAACATTTAAAGTTGAAAACTATGATGGTGGAGTATTTACTACTGGTATTGACCTTTACTTCAATAAAAAGAGTAATAAGGTTCCCGTCAAAGTATACTTAACCAATGTAGAATCGGACAAACCAGGAAAAAATATTATTCCTGGAACAGAAAAAATCTTATCGCCATTTACGTATATTAAATTTGCAGCAAATGGAAATGTTTATGTTACTAAAGGAGAAAGTGTTACAGGAACTACTTCTGCCGCAAGTGGTCCAATTGAAAAAGTTATTGACAAGAATGGTGTTGATTTAGTTCCATCTTCTTCCGGTAGGTTCTTGTTAACAAATGAGCAAGTATACACTCTCGTTTTAAGTAACCACAATGGTCGTTCATTCAACCAAAATGAGCAACTATCAGTTCCATCAGTAACTCTTAGAAACAACACTCAGGGAGAATTTGGGGTTCTAACTGTTGCTAAAGATAGTGGCAAAGTTTCAAATATTAGAATTACATCTACAGGTCAAAATTACACTAACGCAATTTTAACTATTGAAAGTCCACAACTTCCTGGTGGATCTGTTGCTACTGCTAGTGTAGAAGTATCCGATGGCAAACTTTATAATACAGAAATTAGTTTGAACGGATTTGGATATACAGAACCACCATCGGTCGTCATCAAAGGCATCGGTAACGGCGCTGGAGGAGCGATAATTGAGACTGAGATAGAGATTGATAGTCCAGCTGTCAGAATGGGTGTAGCAGTGGATCAGAGTGGTCTCACAGATTCCACTGTCCCAACACATTTTGAATTTGAACATCCTGTATATCTACAGAATGACACAGAGTATGCCATGGCAATTGAAACAGACTCAACTGACTACGAAATTTGGGTATCTAGACTTGGGGAAGTTGATGTTTCTACAAGTACTGTTATTACGACACAACCTTCTCTTGGTTCAGTATACAGATCACAAAATGTAGACAACTGGACAGAAGATAATTTTGAGGATGTCAAGTTTACTCTATACCGAGCAGAATTTAATATCACTAAAACTGCAGAGTTAGTATTAACAAATGAATCTTTAGGTTATGAGTTATTATCTAAGAATCCATTTAATACTAATGCTACATCTAATACAAACGCGACTTCAAAACTCTTCAGAAACAACAACAACATCATTCAAGTATCACATAGAGATAATGGATTTGAAACTTCCGGATCCTCTTATGTTTTCTTTAAAGGAGCGGTTGAGACTGGTGGTGTGACTTCTGATGTTTTAAACAGCAAATTATTCCAGATTACAAATAGTGGAATTGATACCTACAATATTGTATCAGATGTTGCTGCTTCCGGAAACATTGAAGGTGGTGGTGAAATAGTATATGCTACTTACAATAGAAAATATGAAATTTTATATCCACAAATTCAATACTTATCATTTACCGGAACTAAACTAAGTTCTTCTATCAAAACAACAAATGTTGTTCCTGTAGATTCAACAACTAATAATTACACATCATATTCACAAACGGATTATGAAAAGACATTTTTAAATGAACCACATTATTTTACGAATCAAAAATTTATTGCTTCTGATATTAATGAGACATTAAACAATGTTACTTCATTAATGTATAAGTTGTCTCTTTCGTCTACTGTTTCATATCTTTCCCCTGTAGTTGATCTTTCTACAGCAAGTGTCAAAACTATATCTAATAGAATTGAATCTGCTACTGGACAAGAAGACAGATACGGAAGAAAAGATCAAGTTATTAAGTTCTACCCAATCTATAAGTTTAATATAGGAAATACCAGCGGTAGTCAAATTCAAAACAACCAAGCTATCGAAGGATATACTTCAAAAGCAGTTGGTACTATTGCTAGAGTTGATGGTTCCACAGTTTATGTGAGACTTAAAACAAGTCAATTCTTTAAGAGAGGAGAAAGAGTTACACTAGGAAATCAACCAACGTTAGTTGAGACTCTTAATGGTGTAATTGTACCAGCTGCTACTATTGATACCAATCCAGTTGAAGTATTCATTGATATTCCTGATGCAGCAACTATGGTTGCTAGAAATCCATCTAATATTCTAGAATCATATGATAACATCATTACTGGAACTGCGGTTATTTGGAATAATAAAACCCAGGAACTAGATGTAAGAAACGATACACAACCATTAATTGATGACTTCACAGGAAGAATTATTGACAATACAGTGTTCAATAGAAATTCTGTTGTAAATGATCAACTTTCTGATATCTTTAGAGTAGGAGACTTTCTTAAGTATCCAAATCAAGTAGATGAGGAAGCAAGATTCTTAGAAATCAAAACTATTACTTATGCCAACGGAATACAATATGTTTCCGATAACACGTCTAAGAATAGTTCTACTGTAGCAAAATATGTTACAAAAGAAGTTGTAATTAATAATCCCGCAACTGCTATTGATGTTCATATAACATTAAATTCTAAAGACATCAATGATGTTCAGGTTCTTTACAAATTTAAAAAATCTTCAAGTCAAGAAAATTTTGAAGATATTAATTGGATATACTTTAATGAAGATGGATCTCCAAATTCACTAGAGATTGCTACAGCGGAAAATACAATTTCTTCTGT